GTTGGGCTCAGTATTTATTCTGACACTTATGAGTATTATGCCCCAGAGAAAGGAAGCGATCGCCATCACAGAATGGTACTCAATCAATTGGAGAATCTTTTAGAAAAACCAAAAGTTGCTAAGAACACAAAGACAATAACTTTTTTGCATCAAATAGCAGAAAAGATGCATAGGCGTTCTATGATTGTTATTTTTACAGATATGCTACAGTCTGAAGATGAAGAAGCACTGTTTAATGAATTGCAACATTTGAAACACGATAAACATAAAGTAGTTTTGTTTCATGTGATTGATAATAAAACAGAATTGAATTTTGATTTTGATAACGCCCCAAGGAAATTTATTGACATGGAATCAGGGGAAGAGATAAATATTTTTGCAGACACTATCAAAGAGGAATATGAAAAACAAGCTGATTTGTATTTTAAAAAAATAGCTGAAACCTGTGCGCAGAATAAAATCAAATACGTTCCAGTTAGTGTTGGGGCTAATTTTGAGAAGATACTTACCACATACTTGGTTGAAAAACAAACTTTTGGTTAGTACAAGGGGATTTAAAAAAAATATTTTTCAAACAAACGTTTGCAGATGTCAAAATCTATAGTATATTTGCAACCGCAATTAAGCAGAGGTTTGGTAGTTCAGTTGGTTAGAATACATGCCTGTCACGCATGGGGTCGCGGGTTCGAGTCCCGTCCAGACCGCTAAATTGGGAAGAAGCGATTCAGAAATGAATCGCTTTTTTGCCCAATAAAAGCATCTAAAATAGTTGTGTTGTTTTCGTCACGCCTTTGTAAAGCGTGGCCGGTTTAGTAGTTAGACCAATGAAAAGCTTTCCACTTTGTGGATGGCTTTTTTGATTTTAGGGCTGTTGCTCAACAGTCATATTTCCTCAATCTTAAGAGGAAATGGCATCCTTTTAGGTGCCCCACTTTATTTCTCAGGTGCCCCACTTTTCTAAACACAAACTCTAAAAACAATGAACAATTATAAAATTTCAATATTATTTTTGCTACAGAAGACAAAAGTAAACAAACAAGGAAAATGTCCTGTTAGATGTAGAATAACGTATAATGAAGGAAGATACGAATTTGCATCTGGGCAGTTAATAAACCCTGATATGTGGAATAGTAAACTCCAATTACTAAAGCCCCCTAATGAAGAAAATATATTTGTTAATTCACAATTAAGCCTGATTAAAAATAAAATTAATCAGGCTTTTTTGTACTTACAAATGAAGAACGATAGTTTTTCTGTTGATGATCTTTACGCACAGTTTAAAGGAGAGAAAACTAAAAAAGAATTTGGTATCATTGAAGTTTATGATTTGTATACCGTTAGGATAAATAAGCTTGTTGGAATAGAGCTCAAATTAGTTACCTATAAGAAATACATTGAGTCGCGCAACCATCTTTTAGGCTTTGTGAAATGGAAGTTTAAAGCCAATGATTTCAAGCTAAAAGACCTTAAATTCAACTTTATTACTGATTATGAGTACTATCTGAAAACCGAAAAAAACCTTCAACAGAGCACGTTGAATAAGGCAATACAGCGTTTTAGAAAAGTTCTTCAGTATGCAATAAGTCAAGATTATTTAGACAAAGATCCCTTTGGTATTTATAAGCCGTTAAAGGTTAAAAAAGAGGTGATTTACTTGAGTGTTTTAGAATTATCAAATCTAGAAAAACAGAATTTTTCACAAATTAGATTAAGTAATGTTCAAGACCTTTTTATTTTCTGTTGCTACACCGGCCTAGCTTTTAACGAGATGGCTCATCTAGAAAAGCAGCATATTCAAGTAGGTTTTGATGGTATTAACTGGATCAAGATGAAACGAGAAAAAACACAAGGGTTAGTCTCGATTCCAATACTGCCGAAAGCACAGGAAATTATGGATAAATACTCTTTAGAGGACAATCGAATCTTTCCCTCAATCAGCAACCAGAAGTTTAATTCTTACCTTAAGGAGATTGCAGACATTCTAGGTATTGAAAAGCGACTCACTCATCACATTGCTAGAAAAACATTTGCGTCAACCGTTCTGCTTTATAATGATGTCCCAATGGAAATTGTATCTGAATTATTAGGACATTCCAAGATGAGTACAACACAAGAGAGTTATGGTAAAATCGTTCAGAAGAAAGTAAGTGAAGCGATAAAGAATCTTGCTGAGAGATTAAAGTAAATCCCCATCCTTCTCAAGATAAAGTACGAACCTCAAACGTACTCTAATTCTTGAGAAGGATTTATTTTTGATTAATCTACTCGTTTTGAGGTTTCCCGCAAAGTAATTAAAACCAGATGATTTATATTCGCAGGATTAGTTTGTTTCGATGTGATGTTTTAAACTTATCGTAGTTAATTTTTTATAAATTAGCTGAGTAATTTTAATAAGGCATCGAGTGGCAAACCTGATGGTTAAAACGAATAAGGAGTTTTTACTAACTAAACATCATTTTTTACTCTGAGGTAAAAATAACAACACTAAATTTACCTTTTAAAATAATAACAAAGTAAACCTATCTATAAAGCAGAACATTAACCAATTAGAAAACAAATTCAAGAATAAAATACAATGGCGATTAAAAAATCAGAATTATACAGTTCCCTGTGGGCAAGTTGTGACGAATTAAGAGGGGGAATGGATCCAAGTCAATACAAAGACTACATACTGGTTTTATTATTTGTAAAATACGTTTCCGATAAGTATGCCAACGACCCCGATGCCTTGATTGAAATACCCGAAGGCGGTAGTTTCAAGGATATGCAGGCATTAAAAGGTAACAAGGATATAGGAAATCAAATCAATATTATTATTGGTGTATTAGCTGCTGCAAATGACCTGAAAGGAGTTATTGATGTTGCCGATTTTGCTGACGATGACAAATTAGGTAAGGGCAAAGAGATGGTAGATAAACTTACCAACCTGATTACTATTTTTGAAAATCCTGCACTAGACTTTAGCAAAAACCTTGCAGGTGGCGATGATATTTTAGGTGACGCTTTCGAGTACCTTATGAAAAACTTTGCCACCGAAAGCGGAAAAAGCAAAGGACAATTCTACACACCAAGTGAAGTAAGTCGTGTAATGGCTAAAGTGTTAAGTATTCACGATGCAACAAACAAAACTACATTTTATGACCCAACCTGTGGCTCAGGATCATTGCTTTTAAAAGCCTTGGACGAAGCCGAAGGTAAAGGTACAATTTATGGACAAGAAAAAGATGTAGCAACGGCTGCCTTGGCTCGTATGAATATGATTTTACACGGACAAGAAGCGATTGAAATTCACCGTGGACAAAGCACACTTTCCGACCCATTTTTTAAAGACAGCGACGGTTATTTAAAAACCTTTGACTTTGTGGTGGCTAATCCTCCTTTCTCCTCTAAGAACTGGACTAATGGCTTTAATCCGCAAGATGATCTTTATGGGCGTTTTGAAAAAGACGAAGTGGAAAGTGCTAAAACAGGCAAAGCATCCTACAAAACACCTCCGGATAAAAATGGCGATTATGCTTTTCTATTGCATATTCTTAAATCATTAAAAAGCACGGGTAAAGGAGCTTGTATTTTGCCGCACGGAGTTTTATTTCGTGGAAATGCCGAAGCCGAAATCCGCAAGAGTTTAATAGAACGTGGTTATATCAAAGGCATCATTGGATTACCTGCCAACTTGTTTTATGGCACGGGAATTCCTGCTTGTATTATTGTAATGGACAAGGAAGGGGCGAATGACCGCAAACATATTTTTATGGTAGATGCGAGCAAAGGCTTTGTCAAAGACGGAAACAAAAATCGCCTACGAGAACAGGACATACACAAGATTGTGGACATTTTCAACAAGCAAACTGAGTTTCCTAAGTTCAGCCGATTGGTGAGCGTTGAAGAAATTAGCGACCCAAAAAACGATTTCAATTTAAACATCCCAAGATATATTGACAGCCAAGAAGTAGAGGACATACAAGATATTGAGGCACATTTGTTGGGCGATATTCCAACCACAGATATAGAAGCATTGCAGGAGTATTGGGAAGTCTATAATACCTTGAAAGGAGAATTATTCTCTTCAAGCAAAAGAGCCAATTACAGCCAATTAAAAATAAGCAAAGACAACATCAAACAAACCATTTTTGACCATCCGGAGTTTGTTACTTTTAGTAAAGAGATGGACACATTGTTTACCGATTGGAAGACAAGAAACACCCTAACTTTAAAAGCATTAACTGTTGGTATTAAACCCAAGAAAACCATTTTCCGAATCTCGGAAGATGTGTTAACAGCCTACACAGGCAAAGCTTTGATGGACAAATACGATGTGTACCAGCATTTGATGAATTACTGGAACGACGTAATGCAAGATGATTGCTATTTGATTGCTGCCGATGGTTGGAAAGCCGAGCTAATCATTAAGAAGCATACCAAAGCAGCTACCGTTTGGGATTGCGACTTAGTACCAAAAACATTGGTAATCGACCGCTATTTCCTTGCCGAGAAAAAAGCCATTGAAAAACTAGAAGCCGACAAAGAAGCCATTGCCACCCAACTCACCGAACTAGAGGAAGAACACAATACAGAAGATGGCTATTTTGCGGACTTGGATAAAGTGAACAAAGCCAATGTACAAAAACGACTGAAAGAACTACTGGCAACAAAACCAAAAGGGAAAAAGCAAAATTTATCCTTTGCAGCCGAACCCGAAACAGCCTATGGAGAACAAGCAGTTTTAGAATTGTATTTAAAACTACTAGACGACCAAACCGAACTGAACAAAAAAATAAAAGAAGCTACAACTGCCTTGGATATTAAAGTGATTAATCGCTACAAAACACTTACCGAAAACGAAGTAAAACAACTCGTGGTGGATGATAAATGGATGGCAAGCATAGAGCGAAGTGTAAAAACCGAAATGGAACGTATTAGCCAACGCCTGACCCAGCGCATAAAAGAACTGGCAGAACGCTACGAAACACCCCTACCCAAACAAACTACCGATGTAGCTGAATTAGAAAATAAAGTTACTGCTCACCTCAAAAAAATGGGATTTGTATGGAACTAAGAGCAGGTTATAAAAATACGGAGGTTGGTTTAATTCCTGAGGATTGGGAGGTAAAAACCTATGATGATGTTTTTGAATTCTTAGCTACTGCAACTTATTCACGAGCAGAATTGACCGAAATTGACAATGTTAAATATGTTCACTATGGAGATATTCATACCAAATGGAATTTTTTTTTAGATATAAAGCAAAGTAATCTTCCAACAGTAAGAGATGGACAGGTGAAGAATTACCATTTACTAAAAGATGGTGACGTTATTATGGCTGATGCTTCGGAAGATTATTCTGGAATTGGTAAAAGCGTAGAAGTTAAAAATTTAGGTTCTGTCAAAGCAATTTCTGGATTACATACTTTCCTATTTCGTGATAAAAATGAAGTCTTTGTAAATGGATTTAGAGCATATATTCATTTCAATAAAGTTGTCAAAACTCAATTTGATAGACTTGCAACAGGTTTGAAAGTATATGGTGTTTCAAAAGGAAATTTAAAAACAGTAAAAATTCCAATCCCGACCAAAGCTGAACAAACCGCCATTGCCACAGCCCTATCCGATGCCGATGCTTTGATAAGCGGTTTAGAAAAACTCATTATTAAAAAACGCAACATCAAGCAAGGGGCAATGCAAATACTCCTGCAACCAAAAGAAGGTTGGGTAGAGCAATCTATTTTTCAAATTGCGGATAGTAAAAAAGAACTTTTTGATGATGGAGATTGGATAGAATCTGAACACATCACTGACAAAGGGATACGTTTAATTCAAACAGGAAACATTGGAGTAGGAAGTTATATTGAGAAAGAAAACCGCAAATATATTTACAAAGAATCCTTTGAGAGATTGGGTTGTAAATTATTGAAAGTTGGTGATTTGTTAATTTGTAGGCTTGCAGAACCAGCAGGAAGAGCTTGCATTTTTCCATTTATTGGAGAAGAAAAAGTTATTACTTCAGTTGATGTTACTATTTATAGACCGAGAGAAGAAGCTGTAAATAGACAATTCTTAAATCAAATATTCTCTACAAGTAATTGGTTTAGATCAATAAGTGATTTATGTGGGGGAACAACACACAAAAGAATTTCAAGAGGTGCACTTGGTCGAATTAAAATTTTACTTCCAAAAATTGAAGAACAAACCCGTATCTCCACCATCCTTTCAGATATGGATATCGAGATAACAGCATTAGAAACTAAGTTGGGAAAATATAGAAAGGTTAAGTTAGGAATGATGCAAAACCTTTTAACTGGTAAAATACGGTTGGTATGAAAGGAAGTAAATATGCAATATTAAAATTGGTGGAATCAAGTAATTTTCTCAATATCATAAATGATTTGCTTAAACCAACTGGAGCAAAAGTAAGTACTTATGACAATTGGATGCCTAAAAGCATAAGTTATGATAAAGAAGCCGAATTAAATGACTTTCTGAAACATAATTTCAATACTAAGTTATCAAGCGATATTACTAAATGGTGGCTACACAAGGACGCAACAACCCCAAACTGGGATTTGATTGCTAGCTGTACAATCAATGACAAACGAGGTATTCTCTTAGTCGAAGCCAAAGCGCATTGTTATGAATTAGAGAATGAAAGTAAAGGCAAAAAACTTGATATAGATGCATCAGAGGATTCTAAATTAAACCACCAAGAAATAGGCAAAGCTATTGAGCAAGCCAATTCCGAAATCAACAAGAAAATCAGTGGCGTTGCCATTTCACGAGATAATTGTTATCAACTCTCAAATCGAGTGGCTCACGCTTGGTGGTTAGCCAATCAGGGGATTCCTGTCATGCTAATGTATCTTGGGTTCCAAGAGGTGAAAGATATGAATGACGGTAAAAACCGACTCTTTACTTGCCATAATGATTGGCAAGAATGTTTTACTAAGCACGCAGAACAAATAGGAGTGGATAAGATTATTAATAAAAGTGTTGATTGCGGAAATAGTAAATTCATTACGATTTGTAGGATTTTATAAATGGAAAATAGAATAATATAAAATGGAGTTTAAAGATATAGGAGACTTAGTTAATAAAGTGAACACTGCGTTAGGAGGGTTCTGCAATGAATTTGGCAGAGAACGAAAAGAACTTGCAGGTTTAGGAAAAGTGCCTAAGCGGGGTATTTTGTTTACTTATGATAAGAGCAAAGGCAATAACTGGGCTATAAATGAAGGTGGCGGTACAGAGATACAATATCATCTTGTATTCGATAGTGATGACTTAGAAATCAGATATGGTTTAGGTTTCAATACACAATATGTGCCTTTTGCCAATCAAATGAGTACTGTTGAATATATGCAACCTTATATAAATGGTTTTCTCAATCACGAAAAACAAATAAGACAGATTTTATCAGATTATGATTTTATATATGGTACTATAGAACAACTCAAAAAACCGAAGCATAACCAATACACACTTTTTGGCAAATCACTGAGTGTTGAAGAAAAAGACGAATTGTATTTCATCGAAGACATTGAATTTGAAACTATTATAGACGATTTAAAAAAACAGTTTGAACCATACAAGATTATATTTACTGAGAAAAAAAACTTCAAAAAAGTAGCAATGAGTATTCAAAACAACATTAATGTACTAATTCAAAAAGGACAAATCATTTTACAAGGCCCTCCAGGAACTGGTAAAACCTACACGGCAAAAGATATTGCAGAACAAATGCTTTTTTCAAAAGTTTCTGATGACAAAAAACTACAAAAGACTTTACTTGAAAGTACTGAGCAATTCAAACTCATTCAGTTTCATCCAGCCTATTCATACGAAGATTTTGTGAGAGGAATTGTTGTGAAAACAGATATTAGTAGTATTCCAGAATATCGCACTGTGAACAAAATTCTTGGAGAATTTGCGAGAAAAGCAAATGAAAGTAATTTATCAGGAGGAACCGATGATTTTGATAGAGCTTGGAATGAACTTGTTCTGGAAATAAATGCTGGGATGGTAACTAAAATTGGCAGTAGCGGTGTGGAAGTGGATATAAACACTCAAGGAAATATTAGGTTTAAATCTCCTGTTGCTACTTATGAAAAAACATATGAACTCTATAAGTTTGGGAAAACTGACTTAAAATATGAAACATACAATAAAATAGTTCTTAACTACCTGAAAGATACTAAGGAAAAATACAAACTGAAAGATTATGTTTCCCCAAAATCAATCAATTCAGACATACCTTACGTACTTATTATTGATGAAATAAACCGAGCCAACTTGCCTGCTGTACTGGGCGAATTAATTTATGCCTTGGAATACAGAGGCGAGAAAGTAGAAAGTATGTATGCAACAATAGAAGAAGGTAATACATTAATTTTACCTCCCAATCTTTTTATTATCGGAACGATGAATACTTCCGACCGCAGTGTAGGACATATTGATTATGCTATACGCAGACGATTTGCGTTTATTGATGTTCTACCAAAAGTTCTAGAAGGGGATTATTTTGAACTGGAATTATTTAAATTCGTTTCTTCTCTCTTTATTAAAAACTTCGATGAATATATGCTGGACAATACGGTTGAGTTAAAAATCTCCGACCATTTATCCGAAGAATTCAGACCGGAGGATGTTTGGTTAGGTCATAGTTATTTTATCAATGGTAAAGGAGATTTTGGCTTGAGAGTAAAATATGAAATCATTCCTATTTTAAAAGAATATGTAAAAGATGGTATTCTTAAACAAAGTGCTGAACCAATAATCAACGCATTGTTAAGATGATAATACTAAGCGAACAATATGGCTACAGAAACCCAAAATCAATAGAGAATATTGAACGCTTTGTTGGCGCATTAAAAAATAAACCTTACAGTAAATCTATTCAACGTGGAGAGAATAAGGCATACTGTTATAATATACATCATTCAGGAAGTGAAATCGATCCCTACCGTTTTGAAACTTCTTATTTCGTAGGAGTTGACTGGATTGTAGAAAAAGAATTATCTATATATGTTAAGCCGAAGTTAGATGATAACAATTCTGAAGTGAATTATGTAAAGATGCTTTTCGAAGCTCTAAAAGAACCTGAAAACTATAATCACTTAGACCAACTGTGTGAAATAAATTTTGATAAGCCATCTATCTCTATTCAACAAAGTCAAGATTTATTAACTCCTCTGCTCCTCATCCAGTACATCAACATCTTGAAAAAGATTGTACAGAAAGGATTAAAGAAATCATATTACCAAGTCACAAAAAATCTAAATGCAAAAATTAAAGGAAGAGTTTTAATAAATGAAACGATTAAGAAAAATCATTTCAACAACAAAATGCTTTTTAACTACTGCCAATACTCAGAATTTGGCATCAATAGCATTGAGAATAAGATTTTGAAAAAAGCATTGGAATTTTCAATAGCTGCAATGCAGAACTTAAAGGGAATAGAAACAACACAGATTAAAGGATTGTTGAATTACATTCAACCCGCTTTTGTAAATGTAGATAGCGAAGTAGATATTAATGAATTAAAGTATGTCAGACCAAACAAACTATATAAAGAGTACGAACAAGCACTCAAGTTTGCAAAACATATTTTGAAACGATATGGATATAACATATCAACTGCAAATTCAACTGTAGTTAATACCCCTCCTTTCTGGATTGATATGAGCAAACTTTTTGAGCTGTATGTTTTTTCAAAACTGAAAGAACGGTTTAACCATCATAAAGAAGTTACCTATCATAAAAAATTTAATTATCTAGAACCTGATTTTATTGTAAATTCGAAAGATAAATCTTGTATAATGGTTGTAGATGCAAAATACAAACCGCAATATCAAGATGGCAACATCAACACAGAAGACATCAGACAGATTAGTGGTTATGCAAGACTTAATAAAGTGTATGATTTTTTAGAATTTGAAAAAGATAAAATAATAGATTGCCTTGTTATTTACTCAAATCAGGGTGCAAAAAGAACAGATTTCAAAGGAGAAAATTTTAAGCTTGAACTAGAGAAAGAGTATAATAGTTTTTATAAAATTGGAATTGAATTGCCGATAAAAAACAATAAAAAATGAGCAAAGTAGGACAAATAGAACGTGCCACCCAAAACCGCATCGTGCGATTGTTTCAAGAGCAATTAAAATATGGGTATTTGGGTAATTTAGAAAAGGAAGAAGACAACAGCAATGTGGATGAAACTTTGCTTACGGCACATTTAACCAAACAAGGTTATAGTCCTACACTCATTAATAAAGTTTTGTTTGAATTTAAAAAGCTAGTAACCATCAACACTAGCGATGACCTATATCAAGCCAATAAAAATGTATATGCAGCACTTCGTTATGGCATCAATGTAAAGGAAGAAGCAGGACAAAACAAAACAACGGTTCATTTAATAGACTGGAAAAACCCACAGCAAAATGATTTTGCCATTGCTGAAGAAGTAACCATCAAAGGACAACATAAAAAACGCCCTGACATCGTTATTTACATTAACGGTATTGCTTTGGGAGTGTTAGAATTAAAACGAAGTACCGTTTCGGTTTCCGAAGGTATTCGCCAAAACAATGACAATCAAAAACATTTGTTTATCAAACCATTTTACACCACCATTCAGTTAGTAATGGCAGGACAAGATGTAGAAGGGTTGCGATATGCAGCAATTGACACTTCGGAAAAATATTATTTGAAATGGAAAGAAGTAAGCGAAGAGTTTAATTCAAATGATTCTTATCTTTTAGGATTGACCAAGCTTATCAGACAGAAAGCCGACCAAGCCAATAATCTTTTGGATAAGCATATTATAGAAATGCTTAACAAAGAACGATTACTCGAAATCCTTCACGACTTTGTAGTTTTTGACCGTGGACAAAAGAAGTTTTGCAGACCCAATCAATACTTTGGTTTAAAAGCTGCACAGGAGCACATTCGTCTAAAAGAAGGTGGTATTATCTGGCACACACAAGGTAGCGGAAAGAGCTTGACGATGGTGTGGCTCACGAAATGGATACGGGAATACAACCCAAATGCAAGAGTATTAATCATTACTGATCGAGACGAACTGGACAAACAAATTGAAAAGGTTTTTAAAGGTGTTGATGAACATATAGTAAGAACAAAGAGCGGAGCTGATTTAATTGAAAAATTGAATGACACAAAGCCTTGGCTGTTGTGTTCGCTCATTCACAAATTCGGCAACAAAGAAGAAGCTGACTACGATAGTTATTTACAAGAACTAAAAAATAGTTTGCCAAAAGACTTTAAACCTAAAGGAGATTTTTATGTTTTTGTAGATGAATGTCACCGCACCCAAAGCGGAGATTTAAACAAAGCAATGCGACAACTCTTAGGTGAAAAGGCTTTATTTATTGGTTTTACAGGAACGCCTATTATGCAAGCTGATAAAAAGCAAAGCATTACTATTTTTGGAAAATACATACACACCTATAAATTTGATGAAGCCGTAAAAGATGGTGTAGTATTAGATTTAAGATATGAAGCAAGAGACATTGAACAAAAAATATCTTCTCCAGATAAAATTGATACTTGGTTTGACAGCAAGACAAAAGGATTAACCGACTTTGCCAAAACTGAACTCAAACAGAAGTGGGGAACAATGAAAAAAGTGTTCAGCTCAGTGGGACGATTACAGAAAATTGTTGCCGATATTTTGTTGGATATGGAAACCCGTGAACGACTGCAAAACGGACGAGGTAATGCGATTCTGGTTTCAGGTAGTATTTACAATGCGTGCCGTTATTATCAGTTGTTTCAAGAAGCAGGTTTTACAAGATGTGCTATCATCACTTCCTTTGCTCCAAGTTATGCAGATATAAAAGGTGAAGGTGAAGGACATACTGAAAAGTTGATGCAATATGAGATTTACCAAAAGATGCTCAATGGTAAAACAAGTGAGGATTTTGAAGATGAAGCCAAAAAGAGATTTATAGATGAACCTGCACAAATGAAGCTCTTGATAGTAGTAGATAAACTGCTTACTGGTTTTGATGCTCCAAGTGCAACTTATCTATACATTGATAAAAGTATGAAAGACCACGGCTTGTTTCAAGCCATTTGCCGAGTAAATCGATTGGACGGAGACGATAAAGATTACGGGTACATCATTGATTATAAAGACTTGTTTGGCAGTTTAGAAAATGCCTATAATGATTTTACTTCCAAAGCCTTTGAAGACTACGATAAAGCAGATGTGGAAGGATTGTTAAGCGATAGGCTCGACAAAGGGAAAGAACGATTAGATGATGCCTTGGAAACAATTAAAGCATTGTGTGAGCCTGTAGTTCCTCCTAAAGGCACAAAGGAATACATTGCCTATTTCTGTGGAAACACACAAATTCCAGATGATCTTAAAGATAGCGAACCTAAACGAGTGGCTTTATACAAAGCTGTCATTTCATTGATTCGTGCCTATGCCAACATCGCAGATGAAATGGAAGAAGCAGGCTATAAACCAAACGAAATTGAAAACATCAAAAATGACTTAAAACACTTTGAAAGTGTTCGTAAAGAAATCCAATTAGCTAGTGGAGATTGGGTTGATTTAAAGCAATACGAGCCAGCAATGCGCCATTTAATTGATAGCTACATTGGAGCGGAAGAAAGTAAAAAAGTTTCTGCTTTTGATGATTTCAGTTTAGTAGAATTACTTGTAAAAGACGGCACAAGTGCTTTAAATAAATTACCTGAAAGCATCACGAAAAACAAAGCAGCAATGGCAGAAACCATTGAAAACAACTTGCGAAAAGTAATCATTGAAGAAAGTCCAACCAATCCGATTTACTACGAAAAAATGAGCGTGTTGCTTGATGAGTTAATCAAACTAAGAAATGAAGAAGCAGCAGAATACGAAAAGTATTTAGAAGAGATAATAAAACTAGCTGTAAAAGTAAAGAAACCTGAGACAAGCAACGAATATCCTTCAAGCATTAATACGCAAGCTAAACGAGCTTTGTATGACAACTTAGATAGGGATGAAACACTTTCTATGGTGATGGATGCAGCAATAATCTATGGTAAGCACGATAATTGGGAAGGGAACTTGGCAAAAGAAAAACACTTGAAAAATAAAGTGGTTAAGCCTGTTTTAGAAGAGCACCATAAACCTGAAAAGTTAGAGCCTATTTTCGAAGTTATTAAACAGCAAAAGGATTATAAGTAGTAATGGAAGAAATAAAAGTGTTAGAAATTAGCTCTCAACTTTCTATTGATGTAGTTCGTAAAGACATCAAGAATATGCACTTGGCGGTATATCCTCCAACTGGCAGGGTTCGAATAGCAGCACCTTTAAGAATTGATGATGAAGCGGTACGACTTTTTGCTATTTCAAAAATTGCTTGGATAAGAAAGAATCAACGGAACTTTAATTCTCAGGAGCGACAAGCACCACGACAATTCAAAGAAAGGGAAAGTCATTACTTCCTAGGCAAACGCTATCTTTTGAGAATCATTGAAGAGGAAGCACCGCCTAAAGTCGTGTTTAAGACCAAAACATATATCGACTTATATGCAAGACCAAACAGCACTTTAGAACAGCGTCAAACGATTATAAATGAATGGTATCGGGCGGAGTTAAAGAAACTCATTCCGGTTATCATTGATAAATGGGAAAATCAAATTGGAATATCAGTTAATGACTGGCAAGTAAAGCAAATGAAAACCAAGTGGGGAACTTGCAACATAGAAAAAAAGAGAATTTGGATAAACTTAGAGTTGGCTAAGAAGCCATTGCATTGCTTGGAATATATCGTGGTTCACGAAATAATACATTTATTAGAACGACACCACAACGACCGTTTCCTGAGCCTAATGGAAAAATATATGCCCCAATGGAAGTTTTATAGAGAAGAATTAAATCGTTTGCCTGTAAGCCACGGAGAGTGGAAGTATTAAGAAATAGAAATTTTTCTGGAGAAGTAAAAGCTACACTTGGAGAGGTTTCTAGTTAGCAAGGTGTTTTAGAGTTTAAGAGGTATTTGTTTGAGAGAAGAAGGCTTAATGATAGCTCCTACAATAATATAAGGCAAAGTAACTTAAAAAACATTTTCTTAAAATACATAGTTAAATAGTTGGAAACAAAAAATTAAACATAAATTAGCATCATCATCCTTTATAAGAATATAAAATTTATATGACAAAAATTAACACATCCCGTTTCGTGCAAGGTTCTTTGTTTGAAGAAGATTACTTAATTAGAACATTAGGAGCATTAGTAAATTCGCCAGAAATTGCGTTGACTGAACTAGTTGCAAACGCTTGGGATGCTGGAGCAACAATTGTAAATATTATTATACCTAACGAGTATGGAGGTAAGTTAATTATTGAGGACAATGGTACTGGGCTGACTAAAGATCAATTTTTAACTAGATGGATGAAGTTAGGTTACAACAGGTTAAAACATCAAGGAAAAAACGTATTATTTCCTAAGGGAGTAGAAGGAAAAAGGTTTGCTTATGGACGTAACGGAATTGGACGACATGGTTTATTGTGCTTTAATAATGAATATTCAGTAATAACAAATTCAGAAGGAATAAAATCAAAATTTATTATAACAACATTAAATGAAAGCCAACCATTTGTTATAAAGGAAAATATCTTTGAAAAATCAAAAACAGCAGGAACAAGACTTGAAGTAATAGTCAATAAAAATTTACCAAAATCAGATAGAATGCTTGATATAATTTCTGCAAGGTTCCTGCATGATCCAAAATTCAAAGTTTCTATAAACAAGAAAACTGTTCCATTAGAACAACTGACAGGTTTAATTAATTCGAAACCAATTTTGGTTGGTAAAACCAATCTTACTGCACATTTTATTGACTCGCAGAAATCAGGGCGCTCAACTATTTATCAAGGTGTCGCGTTTTGGCAAGGAGGTCGCCTTGTTGGAGAACCATCTTGGATTCTAGGGACAGAATTTATTTTGGATGGTAGAACTAAATATGCCAAAAGATATACTATTGTAGTTGAAACAAATGACTTAGCCGATTTTATAATTGAAGATTGGACTGGTTTTAAGAAAGATGAACATATGAATGCTGTATATGCAGCCGTAGGTGAATATGTAAACGAAATGTTTGGTATAATTGCTAGCGACAATATAGAAGAAACAAAACAGCAAATTAGAAGCGACTATGCAAGTGATTATGCAATACTCTCGCCACTTGCAAAATATGAATTAAACGAAGCTATTGAATCAATAACAATTACACATCCAACGGCAAAACAAGAATCAATATCAATAGCAGTCGAAGCAATTATTAATTTAGAAAAGACAAGAAACGGCAAAGACCTTTTAGTAAAACTTTCTAAATTAACTGAAGATGATATTTCAGGCCTTAATGAATTACTTAATAAATGGTCGGTTAGAGACGCATTAAGTGTTTTGGACGAGATTGACAATCGAATTTCTGTAATTGAAGCTATCAGAAAATTATCAAGAGACAAAGATGTTGATGAACTTCATGTTTTACATCCATTAGTAACAGGGGCAAGATGGTTATTTGGTCCAGAATTTGAATCAGCGGAGTATTCTTCAAATAGGCAACTCCAAAATGCTGTTGAAATAGTATTTAAAACTAAGATCGATAAAAAGGTTTTCAATAATCACAGGAAAAGACCAGATATTGTTGTTCTGCCAAATTCAACTATTTCGATTACAGGTACAGAAAGCTTCGATTTGGATTCATCTCTTTCAACCGTAAATAGAATACTTCTTATTGAACTCAAAAAAGGAGGTTCAAAGCTTTCAAGAGATGAGAGAAATCAAGCAACAGGCTATGTAGAGGATTTTATGAATTGTGGTGCTTTAATAGGAAATCCACACATAGAGGCTTTTGTTATTGGAGCTGAATTTTCAGAAAAGGTTCAACCAATGACAACAGTTTCCAATGAAAATAAAGTTGAACTAGGCAAAGTTAGGATCAGCACCTTTGCTCAGTTAGTTGACACAGCAGAGAAAAGACTTTTTGGGTTAAGAAATACGTTAAGTGAAAGATATGATGATATTCCTGGTATGGATTTATTTCGTCAGCAAGCAAAGCAATTAAAGGTACATTTTGAAAAAGATGGCACAAATAATTAATTAAAAAAGTTAAAAATAATTTGGCAAAAATAATTAAGCCAAAAAGACTCAGAGCATCAAAGAGAATAACAGAACAAGACGCAAGAAACGAATTTGAAAGCGATTTTAGTATGTGATTTACAATTATCAGAAATAACGGTTTTTCTTTATGAAAGATTAATTCCCTAATCCACTTTTAATCTTTTCATTGTTAAATTTGAATGATACATCTATTCTTCAACTTTATATCATTGGAATTATGCATCAGGAAAAAATCTCGGTTCTGTTTGTATTAAACTCAAGCAGGACTAATCAAAAAGGATTATGCTCTCTTTATTGTAGAATCACCTTAAACAAGGAAAGAAAACAATTCTCTACAGGATTATTAGTTAATCCAACCCATTGGGAAAGCAAGCGTCAAGAAGTAAGTACTTATGAGCCTAATCACAAATATATCAATGCTCAGATAGAGCGAATTCAGGTTAAGATTTATAACATAGCTTTAGTTTTTCAACTGCAAGGAATTAAGTACTCGCTTGAGGATATATGTAATGAATACAAAGGTGTAGAAAGCAAAAAGAAGGAGTGTGTATCATCGTATTACAATCAATATTTATCAAGAATTAAAAAGCTTATAGGTCTGGAGATAAAACAAAACATATGATAAGTTCGACTATGTCGGTAAAGATTTAGAAGCTTTTATAAAATCGAAATATAAAAAGTCTGATTTGTCTTTAGAAGAGTTGAATTTACAGTTTCTCGATGATTTTGACTACTTTCTAAAGACCGAGAAGAATCAAAAACAAGTGTAACTATCAACAAGGAGATTCAACGGCTTAGAACACCTATAAAACGAGCTATTTCAGAAGGTTATTTAGATAGGAGCCCGTTATATTATATAAGTCAAAAACAGTTCGAAAAGAGGTTGTATTCCTTTCTGTAAAAGAACTCAGAACTCTTGAAGAAGCAGTGTTACAACTAAAAAGATTGTGTATGATTCAAGATTTATTCATCTTCTGTTGTTACACAGGACTAGCCTATAATGAAATGGTAAATCTTGAGAAGCAGAATATCCAATTAGGGTTTGATAACATTAACTGGATTCAGATGAAGCGAGAAAAAACTCAACGTCAACTCTCCATTCCTATTCTTCCTAAAGCACAAGAAATCATTTATAAATACCTAACAGAAAGTAATCGCATATTCCCTTCTATAAGTAACCAGAAATTCAATTCATATTTAAAAGAAATTGCTGCTATTATAGGGATTGAAAAAAGGCTTACTCATCACACGGTAAGGAAAACATTTGCTTCAACTGTTCTCCTATATAATGACGTACCGATGGAAATCGTCTCAGAGCTTTTAGGTCATTCTAATATGACAATTACGCAGGAGAGCTATTGGAAAATTGTGCAGAAGAAAGTGAGTGAGGCAATAAAAAATCTAGCTGAAAAATTAAAATGAAATTCTTCATTCTTCTCAAGACAAAGTACAAACTTAAAAAGTACTCCTATTCTTGAGAAGGATTTATTTTTGATTAACCTAATCGTTTTGAGGTTTCCCGTAAGGTATAGTTAAAAAAGTAGTTTAGGTTTATATGGAATCAATCAGTTATTGTTTTTTATCATATTTAAACAATTCTGAGACATCAATTTTAAGTGCTTTTGAAATAGCGAACAACGTAGTTACAGAAGTATTAATAACACCTCTTTCTATTCTGCTAATCTGTGAGATTTCTACACCTAGCTCATTAGCAAGCTGTTCTTGTGTAAAACCTTTTGCCAAGCGAAGTTCTCGGAGAGCGTTTCCGAAACCAATTAAAATGATTTTTTTATCTAGTTTATCCACAGAATAAAATTCTAATAATAAACTAATTTTTATATAGGCAAATTTGCCTATATTTGAACGAATGCCATTATAGAATTTAAGGGACGCAACCTGTAAAGAAGGGTTCTCTTTAAATCTGAATAGTGAATCGAGAACATAAACAGATTAAATAAAAAATAAAAAACGGATACCTGATGCCGGAATAAGTAGGGAACAATTAAATAACATTTATGAAAGAATCAGAACCAAAAAATTCATCAAGATTAATAATTATCTTAGTTACGGTTATCGTAATAGCCTGTCTATTTGTAAAGAGAACAAAAGAAAGTCATCTAGGCTATACAAAAACAACCTTCTCAATCAATAATTTTGTTATATACGATCATTTTACTAGAGAATAATACTTCAAGTGAATTTAGAAAAATGAAAGAAGATAATAGTAAATAACAATAATATGGCAAAAGCTTTAAAGATAATTTTTATAATAATAGCTGTCTTAGTTGGTTTAATACTTTTAGGAACTGCATTAGGAATTATCTCAACCGTAATTAATTTTATAACAAGTAATGAAATTATATTTTATGTAATTTTAACCATTATCTGTGGTCTAATCGTGCTAGTGTTGGGTAAGAATGTTAACTCTGAAATTCGTGGTATTGCTTATTTATTATTAGCTCTATCGATATTAAATCTAATAGGTATTTTTATAGCCAGCTTATTTGATTAACCTCACATATTTAATCATAAACTTACATTCAAAAGCCTAACCATCGTGTTAGGCTTTTTCATTTAAAAAAGTTGTCAAACTTGTCTTTTGAAAATTTTAAAAAATTTTTTTTTCAGAGAGCAAGATGATCCCTCATCCAACCGCCCTGCTTCTGTAGGATGGGATAGTCCCCCCTATGAGTCTAAATTAATAAAGAAAGTAACTATGGTTAAGATTATTGATGTAAAAACAATTACAACAGAAACAGGAAAGGAATTTAATATGCTGGTTGTTCAAGGAGGAATAGAACCTCTCGTAAGCAATAAAACGGGTAGAATTTATCTAACAATGCGCAAGGCAAACATTTCTACAACATTCGATGCTGCTTCTTGCAAATCCCTTGTTGGTTCAGAACTGCCTGGCAAAGTTGAGAAAATAGAATGCGAACCCTATGAGTACACCGTTAAAGAAACGGGAGAAATCATAACATTAAAACACAATTGGCAATACGTGGATGAAGACTTTATAAACGCCAATTCACAAGTCATCGACAAAAAGTTAGTCAATTAAAAAACAAAAGTAAGAGAGCATCGAAAGGTGTTCTCTTTTTTTATTACACTAAAAACAAATAGTTATGAAACTACAAAAAGCTGAAAGGCATCAAGTAAAATTAAGAATCGGACTTTCAGGTCCAAGTGGATTTGGAAAGACCTATTCTGCATTATTAATGGCTTATGGAATTACAAATGACTGGAACAAAATAGCATTGATAGATACGGAAAATAAATCCGCAAGTTTATACTCGCATCTTGGAGATTTCAATGTATTGTCTCTGGAAGAACCTTTTGCCCCAGAACGCTATTTGAAGGCGATTAAGCTATGCGAGGATTCAGGTATGGAATTAATTATTATTGATTCAATAAGCCACGAGTGGCAAGGGAAAGGTGGCTGTTTGGAAGCTCACGAACAATTAGGAGGTCGATTCCAAGACTGGGCTAAAATAACCCCTCGTCATCAGTCTTTTATTGACGCTATCATATTGTCCAAGTGTCATATAGTCGCTACTTCTAGGAGCAAAGTGGATTACAGTCTTGATAAGGATGGAAATGGAAAAACTAAAGTGATGAAGTTAGGAACTAAGTCTATAACTAGGGAAGGTTTCGAATACGAGCTTACAGTCAATTTCGAATTTCTGAACGATAAACATTTAGTATCAGCATCCAAAGACAGAACAGAATTGTTTTCTAACAAACCTGAGTTCATTATCAACTCTTCAACAGGAAAGAAACTGATTGAATGGTGTAACCAAGGAATTTCTGTTGAAAGGATAAAAGAAGAAATTAATTCTTGTGAAACAGAAGAAGGTCTAAAACTGATCTATGCAAAATATCCAAATCTAAGCTCTGAACTCTATCCTGTTGCAATGGCAAGAAAAGAAACACTTGACAACGTCTCAGCACAAGTAATCTACGAAGAAGAAATAATTAACAACTTACACCCACAAAACAATGAATTTAGTATTAAATAACACTGAGCATCAAATCATAGAAGAAGCACAAGTAATTCAATCTGAGAGAAAGAACTTCATTGAAGCTAACACGCTCCAAGTAGATTTAGAACATCTAAGGAATGAATGCATCGTTCCTGTCTTTTCTAAAGATAATGAATGTACTATTAGCCACTATGAATTTATCAAATATACTGAGGATGTAATCACCAATGTACTATCAAATAATATACAGCTAGAAGAACAAATCAGGGTGAGCCATATGGTGAAGGGAAGAATACCTTCTGCCATTGGAAAACCTGCTAAAGATCTTTCGGAACAAGAGAAAACACTTTACTATGAACGTATGGCTTTCGTTATAGAAATTCCACAAATCAGTCAGGTTGTTAATGGTAACCGATTGAATTTATCTATAGGAGGAGTACGTGCTTACAATCAAGAAAATCTGTATGGCAAGAAATCTATAGAGAAATTCAAAGTTTTTATAGGCTTCCAAAACACAGTCTGCTTGAACTTATGCATCTCGACCGATGGATTAGCTGAAAGTATTAGAATCAGTTCGATTGGCGAATTGAAATCAAAAATACTGGAATTGATTAATGGCTATGACAGAAAGCAGCATCTAGAGAACTTACAGGAACTAGGCATTTACAGCATTAGCCAAGACCAGTTTGCTTTTCTGATTGGAAAAATGAAAATGTTTCAATACTTATCTAAAGAAGAGAGAAAAGATTTATTTCCGCTTTCTATAACAGATTCACAAATCACCTCAATTGTTAAGGATTATTTCTCTGATGTATTCTTTTGTAGTATAGATGGTACTATAAATTTGTGGAAACTATACAATATTTTCACAGAAGCGAACAAGACAAGCTACATCGATAATCATTTAGAACGTAATGTCTCAGCGTATGAGTTCATAAGATATCTAGCTAAATACGTTAAAAGCGGTGAGCCTAATTGGTTCATCAATAATTTAAGTATAGCTAAAACGGGTAAGTGATGGATGTAAATGCTTACGGCTTTCTTCTAAAATATAGCTCTCCTTATAGTATTCTTGTCGTTACAAATGAGGACAAGCTTATTGAGCTAAACTGTCCTTTTAGAGTAGAAGTGATTAAAAACATCAAGAATATGATGGTATCTCAAACCAAAGAAGTAACTCAGGTAAAACTAGCTACAAACAACAAGCTTGTTTATATCATCGAAGACAGACCGTATTTTTATGATTATTTTACTATATTGCTTTGAATTTTAAGGAGTTATGCTGTATTTTGAATAACCAAGCTTTTGAGTCGGTTTCTCCTCCATCAAAAAACCCCTGAAAACGCACCAGCTGGAATGATAAAATAGGAGAGCTATTAATTTGGCTCTTCTTTTTTATAATAAGTCAGTTTATATGAATTCATTTAGATACATTCGCCAGATTTAAAAAGAAAACATAAACTATGAATGAAAAGCGCTCACTTGTAATTCCTAAAATCGATCTAGTTAAGATAATTGATAAGAAATACTTTTATAGCCTTAAAAGAGATTTTCTTTCCAATGACTCTGTTTTTGAAAACCAAGAACTATACGATGATTTTATGAGAGATCCAAAACCAAACTTAAAACCTGATACTATTACTATACATAAATATGATTATGAGGTTTCTGAGGAGGTTGAAGGAGTCGATGAGAATGGCGTCTTTGGCATCAGTGGCGGAGATGTTATCAGCAAAGAACTTAAGGAAAATGAGGATATAGAATATAATTTTTTTACAGACTACTTAATTCTAGGTATAGAAAAAGGTCGGAAATCGTATCTCATAGATATTAACAAATCATTAGTAAATGCTGATAAATTTAAAGAGCATATCTTAATAGGCTTCTTCACTGAAAAAAAAATAGAGATTAGAACAGCTCTTGATAAAACCACAAAGGTTAAAGAATTTATAAAGAAAGATTTTAATATCAATCTAATAAGTTGTTTGAACAGCATCTTAGATAAGATAAATTCTCTTGAAAAAATTCATTTACCATCAAAAAAAATCAACTTATCGTTGAATAAAGCAGAGGCTTTACTTTTGTTTCATGCGCTTTATGAAAAGGATGTTTTTACAGAAGCAACTAATAAAGCTGATCTCGGAAGGTTTATTGATCAACATGTAACATATAGAAAACTAAATATAGACAAAGTCGTTAAGAAAGCATACGATTCGACTTTTGGTTTAATTTCTCCGAAAAAAGAAGGTGTCAAAGGTCAGCCAATAAGCCTTGAATTACTACAAAGACTAGAAAAAATTGAAGACGGACTGTTCGATTTTTTAAAAAAATAACGAAGGGTAATTTAACACCCCGTAATAGCACACCCCGTCAATTTATCTATTTATATTTTCGCGTTTATAATCACTCGGACATACTGACTATCCTTACTAAGCTGACTAGCAAAGTAGTTTAGAAAGTCACCTGAGAAACATAAATTCAAAATTATAAAATATGAATGACAACATTATTGAAACAAATTCTAATGGATTTGTAAAAAAGAAAATGAATGTCACTAAAGCTAGTGATTTAATTCTGAGAGTAGAAAGTGAACCTGAACCAACAATTCTCTGGAATGGAATTGTTGAAGGTTCTAAAGGATTGTTTGTTGGTTTAAGTAAAACCGGAAAAACAACAATGGCCGAGAACTTGGCGATTTCCATTGCTGTTGGCAGAGTAGAGTATTTAGATTTTCCTTTATCAGGAATCCCTAAAAAGATTTTGTTTGTTAATCTTGAAGAAAGTTACGGCTTACGCACTCGCCGTAATATAAAACAAATTTCAAAACTTACAACATCTGAAAGAACCCACTTCGATGAAAACTATTTATCGATTCCCCCAGACGATTTTCCTGAGTTTATAAATTCTGAAGAGGATTGGATTAAATTAAGGGAATGTATAATTGATTCAGAAGCAGATGTAATTTTCATTGACTCTCTCTCTCATTTAGTAAAAGGACAAATAGAAGTGAGCGAGGTTTTCCTAAAATTTGTGAGGACATTTAGAGAACACATCATATCATTAAAAAAGACAATCATTATTATACATCATAACGTAAAAGGCAATGACAAGCCAATTACCCAAGATAGTATTGCAGGAAGTAGAATTGTTTGTCAGGAATTCGAATATGCAATAGGAATGAGTAATATCCCTAATGAGAATGGGGGTAAGTATTTATGTATGCTTTATAATAAATACATTGAAACAGATGATACTAAAGCAATCCTATATAAAATTAATGAACAAAATTGGCTTGAAAAACTAGGAGAAGCTAACAGATATCATTTGTATTCTACAACAAAGCCTGACAAAAGACAAGACTCAACAAACAAAGATTTGATTTATAATTATTGTCAGAGTCAGAGTAGTCTGGGTAGTCAGAGCATTTTAAGTGCGGACTTAATGAAGATGTTTGTAAGTAACGATTCTAAATCAATGGCTAAAGACACACTTTATGCATCATTAAAGAAATTGACTGAAGAAGGTAAAATAGAAAGACTGGAAAAAGGGGTATATGAACTTAAAAGAGAAAATGAAGATGAAAAAGGAGAAGGAGAATTACTTGGTTTATAAAGTTGTAAACGAACAAACACAAGAAGTTTATGTAGGAGTAACCACAAAGTCTTTAGAAGAGAGAAAAACAGATCATATTCAGAAATCAAATAAAAAAGGCTGTAGTTATTTTCAAGAAACTATCGGAACTTATGGCTCCGATGCTTTCACTTGGGAACAAATAGATACTGCTTCCGATATAAATAAATTAGCTGAAAAAGAAATCGAATATATTCTAAAGTATAACAGTTTTCAAGGAGGGTTAAATAGTAATAAAGGTGGTGGAGGATTCAGAAAACAAGTATATCAATTCGATATAGGTACAGGAAAATTACTGAACAGTTACGATGATCTAACCAGTGCGGCTAATGCAGTAAGTGCGACCAAAAAGAGCATAAGCAATGTTTGTCTGAACATAGATAAAACGTGCAAAGGTTTTTACTGGAGCTATTCCATTACAAGTGAATTTATTACCAGTTCTGATGCGAGAAAAAAAAAGGTTATACAATACAGTCTAAAAGGCGACTTATTGGCTCATTATATTTCTGTAGCAGAAGCCAGTAGAATTTCACGTATCTCCAAGACCTGTATCGCTAGATGTTGTCGAGGCGAACGGGAACAAAGCGGTGGATTTCTTTGGAAATATTCTTAGAACTAAAGGCGGTGTAAAAAACGTCTTTTTTATTTTAAAAAAGTTACTTTTAACTCTTATTAAGAGGATTAATGAGAGACTGTTGTTATTACTTAAAAGAAGTAACAACTACTGTTTATAGATAAACAAACGCTGTAAATTAATAAAAAAGACAAACAATTCGGTGACATAAAAAAGACATAACAATGTAAATCATTGATAACATTCTAAGTAACTCAACAAAGATTAGTCCCGTCCAGACCGCTAAATTGGAAAGAAGCGATTCAGAAATGAATCGCTTTTTTGCCCAATAAAAGCATCTAAAATAGTTGTGTTGTTTTCGTCACGCCCTTGTAAAGCGTGGCCGGTTTAGTAGTTAGACCAATGAA